GTCTAGGTATGTATAAGACATTTCTTACCTTGTCTATGAAGTCCGTACAGTGTTAGAGGCCCCCGAAGGGGCCCCTAGTTAGTTATTATGCCAAGTTGTACTTAGCTGTTACAAGAGCCTCAGGACGCAGAATCTTACGACCATAGAGGTGCATACCACGAACGATGTCAGCGAAGCTGTCTGGGTCACGGTATGTTTCAGTCTTGTTGATCTGCTCAGCAGTTGCTACAGCAGAATCATGACCACCAACAATAACACCGTAGTTGACGTTCTGGTTGTCAGTACCTGTAGTAGCAGGACCAGTGCCGACTGAAGGAAGGTTGTTAGAAACGTATACGCGGAAACCATTCCACTTGTTCATAACAAGACCGTTGCGCAGAGCACTTGAGTCACCGAAGTCAGCATTCAGGAAGCGGCTGTCTTCGTCCATCAGGACTTCGAGCATTACTGGGTCAATTACGATCCAGCGGCCATCTTTATCAACGTTCTGTTGGTCAAGAAGACGACCCATACGGTTGATCAACATAACAGGTGAAGCATATGCTGTTGGTAGAGCTGTTGCACCTGGGAGGCGAGCAGCAACTGGGATCGAGTGATCAGCAGCAGAAGCAGTTGTGATGTTACCAAATGAGTCTTTGCGGAGCTTCATTGAAGCCAGCAGTTCGTCTGAACCAGCCGTTGTGTCAGCTTTAGTGCCGTTTACTTGGTCGTTTACAGTGTCACCGGCAGTGTGCAGAGCAGACTGTTTGTAACCTGAAAGGTAACCGAGTACTTCTTGGTCAAGCTGGTCAGCCAGGCGGTAAGCCGCGCGGTTTGTAGCAAGGTCCATGAAGTTAACGTGGCTGTGTGCTTCTTCGATATCGTCAATCTTGAAAGCAAAGTAGTTAGCTTTGTCGACAACGAGTGAGAAGTCTGCGTCATCAAGGTCTTGAGCAGCGATAGTTGTACCACGTGCGTAGCTTGATACTGAGATTTCAGGCTCTTTGATGATTTTAACTGTATCACCTTGTGCACTGATTTCACCGAAGTAGTCAGAGTTAGTGATGTCATTACAGATAGCCTTCTTGCGGAATGCAAGTTGTACTTTCTTGGAATAGATAACACTTGAGAAGTTGCCGTTAGGCAAGTTGGTGTAACCACCAGCTGATGCGAAAGCCATTGTATATATCCTTCTAGATGTTTGGCTTGATAAGTAAGAATCCTAAAGACCCACACAAGGTGCTTAAGGTTAATCGAGTTATGTGTGGGAGGATTCCAGTTAAGAGAACCTAAACAATCGGGATAAGAGGCTGATAGATTTCTAGGGTGCTTTCGGGGTAGCTTGCCAGCTAGTCCCTCCAGGGCCTGTACTTAATCAGGTAAGTCTTAGAGATTATTAATGTTCAGTAGTCTACCCCGTAAGGGGCTACTGTATACGTCTACGGGTATCCAAGTAGGGGCCGTTAAACATATACAGTTATACCATACTCATTCTTGAGTGTCAAGTTTTAATTGAGTATAATGATATTAGCGAGCACGGCCAGAGATGTCATAGACAAACTTACCCGAGGCCATTGCTTCTTGGATTTCATCGTAGCGATCCTCAAACTCTTTGTCATTCATCTTAGAGACAACTGACTCTTTGAGGTATGATGCTGCCTCGTCTGTATCGACTACAGTACGGGACTTCTTAGCTACTGTCTTAGCAGCGTCCTTGGCTTGGGCCTTATGGCGGAAGGAGTTAGACCATTGTCTACCTTATAGAGGTCAAGGACACGGATAACACTACCAGCATCGTCTGAGTTCTCATAGAGAGCATCCCGTACCCACTTAGGTTGTTCATCAACCCAGTCGTGGAACTCGTCTGCCTCACGGAGGTCATCGAAGTCAGAGTGTGCCTTACGGATTTCTGTTTCAGCACGGGTACGGGTAGCTTCGTACTTAGCGTCATCTAGCTCCTTGAACCTTTCATTAGCATCAGCAAAACGCTCAGCAGCCTTCTTCTCAGCAATAGTCTCCACAATAGCAGCTACGTCTGGATGTTTACTGGCCCAAGCTTCAATGTCTTCGTCTGACTTAGGTGGACGGACAGAGGTGTCGGACTTAGCAGCTTCTAGCTTCTCTTTCCATTCCTTTTCCTTCTCAGCCATATGCCGGCGAAGGTCACCGTAGCGTTTCTTAAAGGACTTCTCCTCACGAGTAAGCTTCTCGCCATCTTCTTCATCAGACTCGTCAGACTCAGGAGCAGCCTCTACAGGCTATTTAACCTCTTTAGGGGCCTTGGGTACCTCGGACTCC